GGATCAGGGTCAGGGGTGTAAGGCTCAACCTTATCTAGTGCTCTATACAGGTTGTCGAGGAAGATGACGTATTGGCCATCTTCATACTCGTCTTCTAGCTTGAAATGATCGAAGCCTGTGTAGTTCAGTTCAAATGCGCGACGTGCGGCATCATCACGAACGTCAAAGACTTCATCATTGGGTTGACCTGTTTGAAAGTCGCTGCCATCAGGAACCTCAACGAACGCAACAGCATTCGGTCCCCAGCAAACGTGGTATTTAGTAGTCATGGTGATTAAGGGTTGAAGGTAATTGTCCAACCCTTGTTGATCAGGTTGGTGTAAGCAGTGTTAGCAGCAGCAGTCCAAGTAGATTGACCAGCGTTAGTACCACCATCAATACCTAGCTCGATGTTGGATTGACCGTTAGTGTCCAGACTGACAAGGATGTTCTCGATTGATTGTGCGGTGAGAGCACAACCAGTAAAAGCTTCATCAAATGCGTCTGAACTTAAAACACCAGTTGTATTAAACATATTCTGACTATTGTCGTCAGGAAAGTTTGCCAAATTAGTGCAACCATTCCAAGCGTTGCCAAATCCGACGGCACTGCTTACATTTAATTTAGGAAAGCTTGTAAGACTTGTGCAACCACGCCATGTAGAGCTAAAACCGGTGCCGCTTGAAAGGTCTAAAGATGGGAAGGAAGTAAACTGATTACAACCTCTCCAAGCACTGGTGAAGCTGGTACAAACAGGGAAGGTAGTGTTGGCAGGAAAACTAACCAAGCTAGTACAAGTTCTCCATGCTGAATTCACTCTAGTTACTAACGGAAAGTCAAACCTAGGGAAAGCGGTTAAACCAGTGCTTTGCCAAGCACCATCCAATTTTGTTGCGCTATCAAAGTTAAGATTAGGAAAGGCAGTCAAAGCTGAACAACCATACCAAGTGCTTGTGAAGTCAGTACCACTACTTGTATCAATTAACGGGAAGCTAGTTAAAGCTGAACAACCATTCCAAGCATTTGCGAAGTTAGTACCATTGCTGTAAGTACTATTAGCGATGCTTGGATTCATCGCGGTCATCTGAGTGCAGTTCTGAAAAATGCCGCCAAAATTAGTGCAATTAGGAGCGTTGAAGAAGGGTGAAGTTATCCAGTTGTTATAAGCAAATGTCTGATATAAGGTAGTAGCACTCTGGGTGTCTACAGTCAAACTTGTGCCGCTATTATAAGTGAAAGCGTTCGCCCAATTAGTGACATTACTGGTATTAGTAAAAGGTTGACTTGTTGCCGCTCCACCCTCGTCTACCCAGCCCCTAATACCTGTATTGTTAAACACGCTTCCAAGGTTTGTTAAAGCACTACTGGTTTTAAGCTGTGGGAAAGATTCTCTTTCGGCTACAGTAGATACAAGCCTGCTGGTATAATGAAATGTATCAATCAAAGCTATAGCGGACTCCAGCTCATAAGGCACCCAATTCCAACCATTGGGGGTAATAGAGCCAGCAAAGAAAGAACCATTAAGTGAAGTTAGATTTGTGTACTTGAATGGTGGAACATTTGTACAAAATTGCTGAGCTCGCAACATATTGTCCAAATCATCACCAGTAAACCCATCACCCGCTGCACCAACACGATGCTGTGGTGCCCATTGGTCAACACGGGTAATAAATTGGGGATATAGATAACCGCCAAGCCTTGTCTCATCAAACCCATCATCAGCTGTAATCTGAATGCGGTATTGACCAGGGTAAGGATAGGTATGTGATGGAGTCACACCAGGCTCATACCTGTCAGAAGTAGTATCACCCCAATACACCCTCATCGATACTGTTGGGACGATGTAAGGCAGCGTGATTGAAGCCTCACCTACATTCGTTGGGTCAGTGTTGTAGACAAACGAATACGAGTCAGCCTTGATTGGCTCGTTAAGGATGACGTTATATTCACCCTTAATCACTGATACCGCTTCAGTATTACTGAGCTGACCGTCCCAAACATAAACAGCCTTCACCGTCTGCTCAGTTCCGAACTCAATTTCATCAGCGCCAGCAGCTGGTTCAGCAACCGTTGGAAATGACAAGGTTTCGGTGTACAGGTAGTTGGTCTGATCCCCATCACCAGCAGCACCAAACGAACTAACAGTCCTCACACGACCAGGCTGAATTGCACCAATCTGTGGATACTGTGGAGGATCGCTAGTGGCTGCTGATGTGCCATCAATAACCCAATCAAGTGTTCCGTTATCGTTGTTTAATTCAGCAATGGTTGAACCACCGGCTTTGATCTTATAGATAAAGTCATCAGTGGTGGTATTTGAATCAAGTAGTAGTGAGAAGCCGTTGTCGAAGTCAGAGGAGGTGGTTAGGGAGAATAAGTCAGGTGCTTGCGTGAATGTGCCTCCAGTATTAATTTGAATAGGTTTTAGTTGAGAACCATTAGTGTTATCAACTGTCAACTGTGCTCCCCAGTACAAGAAATTAGAAGTAGGTCCGCTTGGATCAGAAGGATCAGCCTTGTCCTCGTATGGTGGCCGAAAAGAAATCGTGGCAATTTTGTCAGAATTATTATTAGTATAAGAACAAGACAACCTATACCATCCATTTGACCAAGGTTGAATTACCGCGCTTTCAAACAAGTTGGTGGTGCTCGTAGTCATCGAGTTTATACTAAACTTAGCCTCACTAAGTGCAGTAGCTAAAATGTTATAAAGACTAATAACTATTTCTTTTTTTGTGGAAGTGTTATCAGGGAATTTAAGGAACATACTGATGTTTCCTTTGGTCCCTACGTTCAAGCCATTTCTATAGAGGGGGCTACTCGAACCACCCGAGCCAGTACCAGCCGCTACAGTCACAAGGGCTGCCGTTTGTGTTTCATCGGGAGCTACTGCATAGTTCATGGTAACTTGAGCAACAGCATTATTACTGCTAAACGATTGCATATTGCCAAAGTCGCTATTAAGCAAGTTCGTATAACTATCGTCCAACATCAACCCCAAGAACTCACCAGTATCTGGGTCATAGTTAAATCGTGGCTCACCAGCAGGAGCAGTCTTGATCAGACCATCACTGTCTACATAAGTAGCCTCTGAAGCTCTACTGAACGTACTAGCTGCTGGTAACTCTGGCCTACCATTGATCACGTTGTAGATGATATTTGGCCGGGCTTTTGGATAGAGATTTTTAATTGTCATGATTAGGAAAGTGTCAGTGTTGTAGTTTGAACAGCACCGCCACCAGTGGGCTGGTACTTAATTGTCAATGTGGTTCCAGATACCTCAAACGTAAGTTCATTGGTCAAAGGCGGACTTTGTGTCGCCGTGACAGAAGGAGCAGAATCAGTAAAAGCAAGCTGGCCTAGAAGACCAGAAACAGGAATTTCATCAGCGTCATAACCAATATCACGTTGAGTTACTACGGGCCAAGTGCGGTCATAAGTGATCTCCGCTGTACTGGGATCCTTCTCTACGTTGTGCTCAAGTATCGGACCAAGAATTGCAGCCGGTCCAATTCGAGAAGCATCAGCATTCTCAGCATCAGTACCAAAGACAACATCTCCAGTACCACTAGGTTGCAACTGAATATCAGTATTAGCACCAGACGTTGAAGGATCTTGGATGATCTTGAAAGCACGAAGATCCAAGTCTTGTCTAAGGATTAACCTTGACTGGATAGCCTCAGGCAGAATAAAGATTCGACCTGTCTTTTGATCTACGTTAAAGGTTTCGCCAACCTTAAAGTTACCGTTCTCATCTGTACTAGACAGCCAAATACGACCACCATTGATATAACTAAGTCGTGAGCCAGCAGCACCTACACCACCAATCTCAGTCGTCTGGTTAGCAGGCTCTGGAACACCACCAAAATCAGGGTGAGCGCGGTAGTCAGTTCCACTACCAACGAACTCCATGGTATGACCACCAGTAGAGATATACGACTGAAGGTAGAAGTTACAAGTATTGCCCGCAGTTCCAGCAGTTTGAAGTCCACCGTTCTCAAAGGCATCAGGGTCGGCAACTGTTTCAGCAAGAGGGGCGAAGATATTAACCTCATAGCCAGTAGCTGTCTGAGTAGAACCAAGGATCGGATAAAGAACACCGTTAAGCTCAACCACCATGTGGTCAAGCGGTGTCATCTGACGCGGTGGCTCCCACTGAGTTCCCTTAGTAAAGCTAATGAGTTCGATAAATTGAACACCAGCAGCTACATCATCTTTAAGAGCAGCAGAGAAGATAGGTGATGCAGACTTACCATCAGCAATTAGTCCATATTGGCCAAAGTCAGACGTACAGTTGCTGAGGTTTAACTGTCCACCATTCATTGACTTGGCGTGATACCAGCAGAAAGTGCCAAAGAAGGAAACTAGCTGTGCGTATCCATTGTTTGTAGCTAAGACACCAGGACCACCAAGCGAAATCTGGGTAAAGCTATCAACAACAAAGGAACGTAGAGGCGACGAAACATCAACTCGTTCACCATCAATCAACATGCCACCACCTGATGGTCCTGACGTTGTGTCACCACCTTCACCCGCTAAGAAGTTAGGGTCAAAGTTGGCGTTATCAGTTTGAAGGTCAGAGAAGTGTGTACAGTTTTGGATGTAAGGCGACTTAGTAATAAAGGCACCTTGCCGGTGAGCTGCTACCCAACCTTGTTGTGGAGGTAATCCATAGGTTGGGTCGGGGTCATCACCACCATTGCCACGAGTTCCAAGACTCTTCAAGCCAGCAAAGGTGAATCCAGTGAGATAAGAGCCGCTGTCCAGCTCAAACATGATCTCCAGTTCGCCTGGATAAATATCAACACCGCCTTGTTGTCCGGCTACGGCTTCACCACTGATGTCAGGATGAATGTAGGTATTACGCAAAGAACTGCCAATGATGGCAAGGTTCTTAGCTTGAACTTGAATCGGGAACTTCTCAGCGTAGACGCCAGGAGCACAGCGAATCGTATAACCATCGCCCAAACGTGCATCTTTAGGAGTAACGACTCCACCTGATACATAAGTATGTACCTTCTCTGTTGTTCCTGCATAAACTCTGAATGTAGTCAAGCCAGTTACAGCAGAGATTCTGAACTGCTTGCTTGTACTAGGGTATGAAGCATTGCCACCAGTACAGCTCCAAACCATTGGCGACAAAGTGACAGTAATCCCACTGCTTAAGTTGTGGTTAGCAGTCGTTGTGATATTGACGAAACCACTAACGTTGTCATAGGTAGCTGTACTTACATTTGAAACTGTTCCCGGTGTGGCTGTATTAGCGACCTCTACGGCACGTTTAACAGTACGGAATGCTTCATCAGGTCTACGTCCAGGGTTGCTATCATCACCTTGTGGGTCAACATAGAGTGTGCTCTGAGGTGTAAATGGGTTGGGTACTACCTCACCAGAAGTAATCGCCTGCCAGTTATTACCATCGTAGATAGAAAAAGTCTGAATCTCTTTGTTGAGATTAGTTGTATACCGTTGATACCACAGCTTTCCTTGTTCATACCTTTCGTTCGGGTCTGGTGGAGCTTCCTGATAAAGGTTCTCAAAGTATCGCTTAGAGGCTCCACTCGTTGGGATAGTAGTATCATCCCAAGTTGTAGGGCTATTCATCTCAGTAACTGTGATGACATCTTCGTCTTTGATCATGTCAAGATCAATAGAAGATGCACCAACAGAAATGACAGCATCACCGTTGGTATAAACAACATCAATGCCATCACCTTCGTTAATGCTTACAGCACCTTTGTTAGTCTTAGAGCTGTCTTCAACAGAAATAGTAACCTGCTTGTTAGAGTTAGTTCCACCAGTGACATCAGTAAGATCAATAGCTTCACCTTCTAGCAAGTCATCAGTAATAACCTTACCGAGCTGTCCTCTATTGACAGCATCATCATCACTATCTGCATCGCCAAGGTCCTCAATCTTATAACCTTTTGCAGTATAGGAGTTATCACGATCCCGTGACTCAATGACGTTACGGTTAGAAGTGTTAACCGCTTCCTCAGCCAGGAAGCGGATCTGATCAAATGAATCGTTTAAGTCTTTCGCTCTGATTGTAGAGCCAGAAACAAATGTAGCAGCAGACGTATTGTCTGTAGTACGCTCAATGACAATGTAATCCCCTGCTGTAAGGACTGCATTGAATGTAAATGTACCGTTATTTGACGCTACAGTGTAGTTAGTCAGAGCAGTGCCCTGAGTAATCTCCCCAGAAATAACCTGGGGATGTGTAGCGTCGGCAGTAGAAGTAGTATTTTGTTGTAGTTGAAGGACCGAATTAACGTAAACATCAATGTCAGTCGGTTCAATGACCACGAATGGTACGACGTATGTAGTTGTTGACCCTGTTTGGGTATAGTCTTGTCTTGTAACTGCCATTGTTTAGGGTAGTTTAGGGGTATGGTTAGCGTAGAAACTCGGCTCTTCCTTGAGGCGTGCTAAGCCTTTGCATAAGTTGTTGATTACCTGCTTTGCTTGCAGATGTTATAACTTCTCTTAATTCAATGCGTTTGTTAAGGTCTTTGTTCTCTCGACGGAGTTTGATCATTGCTAAGTCTTTAGCTGCTTTAAATTCTTGATCAACTAATTGATAGAACTCTTGCTGGTAAAGCTTATAGCCTGTTTGAATGGTAAGGTTTTCCTCTTTGTAAAAGTCAAAACCCTTCTTCCATGTCGAATCAGTAACCATGACTTTTTTCAGTCTACGCCTTAAATCACCCATCGACATGTACTTACTTAGTTCAGACTGCTCTTGTGCATTAAGAGGTTCACCTTTGTATTGAGACATCATTTCAGGTAAATTATACCTCATCTCAACCAAGCCTTGTCGGATAGGATCATCTTTTGCTTCAACAATAGCTACAGGAGAGAAAGCATTAAACAGTCGCAGCAATGGGTTCACTGCTCCGAATTGCAGAGGCTTGCCTGAGCGGTCTTCGCTTAAGATATCGTACTTAGGGGGTAAGGTGCTTTTAGCAAAAGCGTCACGACGTATAAGTATCTCGGTGAACTCTTCCGCTTCTTTACGGTTAGCATCCATAACGTCCCCTACCTGACCTAAGAGGCCAGCATAAGGTAGGTGTGATCGTGCCATTTTTGCTCCAGTCCTCATGAGTGCATCTTCTGAAGTATCAGAACTCATAACGTCAGCAAGACTTTCAATACCAGAGAGCATTGACTTATCAACAAGAACAGCAGCTGTCATAAATGTCAGCTTCTTGATCATGTTATCAGTCATTTTTTCCCCTAAAATATCAGAGTTCTGAACCACGTTAGCAGTCATAGAGAGGAGTGTGTTGAACGGCTCGATGTTCTGATAAGACACATACTTATCACCTAGCTTAAAGGAGTAAGGCTGGATACCTGCTGCTTGCCATGCATCTCTGTCTTCTTTGGTATAAGGATAGTCGCCTGTCATATTACCAGCCATAGCTGCAATAGTAGCCATGCCCATAATACTAGAGCCCATTGCTATCCTACCTTCCATCAAAGCTTGAGCTTGAGGAAGATCTTCAGGACGAATACCGTACTTATTAAGGTTCTTTCCATTCATAATGTCTTGATACCTATCCCTGAACACCACTAATGGGGTGTGTTGGAAGGTAAGATCAAGGGCATTAAAGCCTGTACGTACAAAGGGGAAGAACGCTTTCATACCAGGAATGTTAGAAATAAGCTCAAAGCCTTTGAAGTTTTCCTCCAATGCTCTTGTCATAGCAGCTTCATCACCAGCCATTCTAGCAGCTTTATCTTTGACAACAAAGCGGTTGTTCTTATCTTTTTTAAAGATCTGTGATCTAAACTCTTCCTCAGTACTACGTGCAAACTTCTTAATATCTGAAGGATCAACACCTTTATCCAGTGCTGTACGGGCTGCTCGCATACGCATCTCCATACGACCAATGATCGTACGAGCTAAGGCGTCACCAGCTCCCATAGCGTTCTGGCTGTATTTAAACCAAGGGCTGGTATTCATCTTGACAATACGGTCAAGGGTTTCATAGCCTATTTTTTCAGCTCCAGTACCATACTTATCATAGTACTGGCTTAAGCCCTGCCATTCAGCTAGATCAGCTTCAAGATCAAACTTACCTTCATAGCTTAAGGTCTTACGGTTAAGACCAAGATCCCAGTTGTACTTAAACATACGGAATCCTTCTGCATACGCAGAGCCAAGGGCATCAATCTGAGCAGATGCAAGAGCCATCTCTTTTTTATTGAAGCGCATAGAGGCTCCCAGAAGAGCTTGGAATGGACGTAAAGTTGCTACAAGGTTAGTACCAAACACAGCTTTAACAATAGTCCTAGGACCGCTCAGCACAGAGTTATAGAACGTGCTTTGTAGTTCCTGACGTAGGCGTCCTTTGATAGCCTTGCCGTCAATCTTACCACCTACCAGTTGTTTGCGTAGATAGTCATGGATGTGCTCCATTGTACGGATGTTACCGCCTGTCAGAGCGTTAAGTTCTAAAAGGTCTTCGATCTCTTGCTTACGGCCTTGCTTGCCTAGTTCCTTCAGGGCATTCCTAAACTCTTCCATCTCAACATCAACTTGCTTCAACCCAGCCTTAGCTGCATCAGAAGCTTCTTTAGGTACAGAACCTAGTTGTTGTAGCTGACCATCAAGACCCCACATGTAGCCCATCTTCTTATGCTCAGTCAATGCTACAGTCATAGCATCGATTGTCATGTCGTACTGACGATTGACGGGAACATTGTCTGCAATAAACATAGTACCATTAGCAATAGCAGAAGCTCTATGAGCTAATGAATTGATAACGATATTAAGAGCAGCTTTTTCAGTAGGAGCTCCGGTAACAATCTTTACACCATCGTTTAGATAAACACGAGCATTCTTTGATCGTTTTGTGAAGTACTTACTAAAGTTTGCAGCAATGTCACCGCCTTCATCAATCATGGAAGTCATGTCAACGGCTTGCTTTAGGTAAACCTTGACAAGATCTTTGTAGTCAAGACTACCAATACCTTCTAAATCACCACCCTTTTGGAATGCTTTCTCAGCAAGGTCTTCAGCTGTCTTAACAACAATAGCACGTAAATTCTTATCACCACGAGTCATTGTATGAAGCTGTGAGTCTGTCACTATCTGTGTATAGGTGTGACCAGGACCACCAGCTTTCATATCATTGATGGTCTCAGCCGCTGCTTCTCTAGCACTACCTGCAGGAATCACAGGATTCTCTGTCATGTCGTACTTAGCAGAATTAACGTAACCATCAAGGCGTCTACCAAGGTTTTCTTCAGGATCAGTTCCTCTGACACCTTTACCTTCTTTGTAGTTTTGATCTCCTACTTCTTTGACTGTAGCGTTTTCTTTACCACTGCCTTCAGCAAGCTCGTCACGCATTGCCTGGTTACCAATTGCTTCAGCTTCGTCTGCAGACTTACCTGCCTTACGTGCTCGGTGAGCAGCCCAGCTGCCTTTAGCAAATGCACTGACACCATGAGCTACGAGGTTAAACCCTGCACCAGAGCCAACAGTCTTGATCCTAGCAAGCCAGGGATTGTCTTCAGGCTCTACAGCAAGGGCATTCATAACCCAGGGTGCCATCCAAGGTGTGTGTTCTTGAGCAAGGTTAGCAAGGTTTTCAGCTTCAGAGCTACTTGATACTAAATCAGCAATAGCACCTTCACTTGCAATCTTAGCTCCTCTTTGTAAGAACCTGATTTGTCTTACTCCTTTAGCACCAATGCCAGCAGAACGAGCAAAAGCAAGACCACGTACCCCAAGACGGAGACCACCAACAGTAGCCCCGCCAACACCACCAGTAGCAGCAGTAAGGAGACCAAACTCAACCATACCACGGGCAAACTTACCCAGGCCAGTCTTGTTTTCAGGCACCATTTCATCGGGGATGTCAAGCCATCCTGCGTCGTTGGCTTCATATGCTGAGCTAAAGGGGTTTTGAGAATCATCAACAGGGCGTCCAAACAGAGTATTGAATCCTGTTTTAAACGTATCACCTGTGAGTTCAGCAAAACCACCTACGCTCTCTACGGCCTGTGCAGCGCCTCCAGCAAGGGCTGCGCCTGTTTCTGATGCTACGAGACCTAAGCCACCTTGTTCAGGCTCTGAAGGCTCCTCAGTGGCCTCTGAGGTCTGTTGTTGTTGCTGTTCTTCAATCTGTTGAGGGATTCTTTCGGCTTCATTAATAGCATTAGTGTACCATTGATTAGCCTCTTCGGTTAGGCCAAAGCCTTCCCTGTTATTTTCATTTTCCATTAGACGCCCTCCTTGTAGCGACGCAAAACAGAAAGGGTGTAATCTCGTATGCTAGGTCCATGTGGTTCAGCTCCATCATAATCATACAAGTCCATTTTACCGCTATACCAGGCTGAAGCAGCCATGCGGATAGCAATATCAGGATCATTAGTCTTGGTACTAGCTTCTTTTACATAGCTAGAGAACTTCCAATTAGCAAGTTTCTCTTGATAGGCAGGGTTGTCTTTAAAGTCTTGCTTAGTACCAGGATGTGGCATACCCGCTTGTCTGTGCCACTCAAGTATGCTAGTCCACATCAACTGATACTTACCTAGAGCTGGATCAGAAGGTCCTCTTGCAGCAGGATTATCAGCTTGATAATTTCCTCCTGATTCTTGGGCACTAAGTGCTCTCATAAGACCACGAACATCTACTCCACCAACCTGTTCAATACCACGACCAACTCTGTTAGTACTTTGATCAGTGATAAACAAGCTTCTAAGGTCAGGGTACTGTTTTAGAATAGCATCCACTTTAGCAGCATCTTCGGGAAGAGGGACCGGCGCTAAGTTTTGCTTTGCACGTTGTGCATTCAAAATCTCATACGCCGTATGCTTTCCATCCTTCTTCGCTAGGGAAAAAAATACTTGCTGTGGCTTGCCGTCGGCAGTAAGCTCAAGCTCAGGAGCAGAGATCCCGAGGTCAGCTTGGATAGCAGGGTTGTCATATGCTCTAGCTTTAGTGTCATAGTTTTTAATAATGGTGTTATGTTTAACCATGGCTTCGGTTTCATTAGCAGGCTTAACATCGAAGTTCCTGAAACCTTCACCAGAGGTAACGTAATAAGTTAGGTTTTCTGGCTTTCCACTCTTAGGCGGTTGTCCCGTAACAGCGTCCAATCCTTCTGCCTCAAGCCTGATCTTTTCAGCCATTTCACTTGACGCTTGGATAATAGCTTCTCTTTGAGAAAGCCCTTCTCCTCCAGCATAAAGCTCTTTTGCTCTGACAAGCATTTGATCCTTTGCTCTGATTCCTGCTTGTAGAGCATTGTATCCTATAACAGAGTCAGTGGTCGAAGCCTTTACAGCCTTTTTAATTTGATTATCAATCTTCTGATGACCATCTTTGATGGCCTCCTTAAAACCAGTACCAAAGCGTTTCTCAACAATTCTGTCTTGGTATTGTGCACGGACAGAGCTGTCCAGGTTTTCAGCTTCTTCTTCAGTGATATCACCAAATGTGCTGAGTAAACTCTCAGCCTTTGCCTCGGACTGTTCTATGCCAAGATATGCAGGCTCATGCTCCCGTAAGCTTTTAGATATAGCAGGATGATCAGCTCCGTACTTTCTATGAAACTGTTGGAGAGCTACCTGACGCTGTGTACCACTAAGACCTTGATTAATAGATTCACGTAATGCTTTTTCAGCTATCTGAGCTTCTATTTGCGTGCTCTTCCTTCTATCATCGTAGATCTTAACACGTCCCTCAAGAGCAGTAGCCCGTAGATCTGCTACGCTGAACTCAGTTGGATACAAACTAAAAAGGCTTTTAGCTCCAGAAGGGTGTCCTGTTATGGTAGCCTGGTTAAGAGATCCGATGATACTCTCTACCTCCTCAGGATTTTGTTCAATCCTACTGGTGATTTGCTCTAGCAAGTCTTTACGTGCTGCAACAAAAGGCGACCCTTGAATACCTAATTTCCTATAAGCACTCTCTGCTTTTTTCAGAAAGGCAGGGATGACAGTAGAAGCATTTGGAAAGCCTGCTGTTCCACTCAAAGACTGGTCTAGATCACGATGAGCTTCATTGATAACTTCATAAGCTTGCTCAACCCTCTGACCACTGTAGTAGTTTCTTTGATGAATAGAGGTTGATTTGAAAACCTCAGGCATCAGTACAGTATTGACTACCTTTGCACTAAGTCCAGCGGGGTTATTGTTTTTAATAAACTCACTTTGAACATAGCTTACAGCAGCCTCATACTGACTAGCACCTTCATAGGCATTAAGTTGAAAGTTTTCTCCAGTTGTGGGGTCAACAATAGAAGTAGTGTTAGAATCCAGTTCAGTAATTAGATGGTTACCAAACTTCTGACCTGACTGCTTAATAGCAGCAAGGTTCCATCCATGCTGTCTCCACCTTGATAGGCTTCTGACTCGATCAGCTGCTTCTGTAGTAGGAGCTTTATCAGCAAGAGTGTTTAGCTCAGAGTCAACCTCTTGGCTACGGTTACCTGCTGCATTAACTTCCTCTAGTTGTTGTTGGTATTCAGGACCTTGTTCTGCGTACAGACGTTTGCCTTCTTCAATCTCTCCTGAGATCCGATCCTTTTCAAGATCAAGAACTTCATTCTGGAGAAGATCATTAATAGAATTACTAAATTTTGAAAGAGCACGTAGCTCGTAGTCTGTGTTAGATGCTTGGATGTCACTAACACGTTGTGTTTCTCTGGTTCGCTGTGAAGCTTGCTCCTTCATTCCTTGGATTCGTTCCTGTCCCTGCTCTTTGATTTGAGCAGCCTCTTGACGCATACGCTTAGAGGGGTCAATGACGTTACGGTTACGGAATCCAACGGACTGTGCGCTACCTTGATATGGCATGATTAGTTTATGGCTTTAATGTTTTGTAGGTACTTATCCCGGTTCCTGCCGCACTAGCAGCACTCGATACAAGGCTACCAGCCAGCGCAAGACCAGAAGGTCCTTGTGCTTTAATTGGTTTGATTGGCATGAAAGATGCCATGGGTGACAGCGGATCAGCAGGTAGATTGTTCCAGGCACCTACGTTAGCAGATTGTTGATCTAAGGCAATACCTTCTGCCTCAATGCCAGAAGCACGCCTTGAATCATACAAGGACTGCTCAATCTGAGCCATCTCAAACCCAAGATCACGCTCAGCTTGCATAGCATTAAGTAAGAAGGATTGACCAGACTTACCTGTGGCAAGCATCTCACCTTGTGCCTGGATAGAGTTAGCAATCTGACCCTGCATGTTAAACTTAGCAGCAGTCCTGCGTTCCTCCATTTTATTTTGCAATGACATAGAAGCTCTTGTGGCTTCCGCCTGGTTTGCTTCTAATTCTCTATAGTATGCATTCTTTGCTGCAGTTGTTGATTTTAGCTCTGCTTGATACACACGACCTTTTTCCTGGTCTTGTGCAGCAGCAATCTGCATTTGTTGTTGGTACTGTTGTCTGGCAATAGCATTTGATCTAGCTACTGCTGCTTGTTGTTGTTGATGTTGTCCAATGGCCGAGGCGGCTGATCCCGCAAAGGATGCAACTGCCAGTCCAATGCTTATCGGTTCGCACATAATTTCATAAATTCAATAAGAGGGACACCGTTAGTAACATAATATCTGAGAAATTTAAAGCCTAAAAGCTTGAGAAGTTTAATGTGACTCTCATTCCTCATGTCAGCATGATTCCAGAGATATTCATAAGGAAGACTCTTTAACCAGCGTCTCGCTTCTCTCACAAATGTATGAGGATATTCTTCGCTAGCTTCTGTGCATAACATCCAGATACGGTTATCTGGTGTTACACCGGCCACACCGGCAGTCTTGCCGTTGGGCACCTTAAAGAATACAGAATAAGAAGAACGGTAGTAAGACTCAAGAACTGCAGCCGTAGCACACAGTCCTGTTGTCTCTTCTACCTCTCTCTTATCCTCCCAACGCAAGCTTTCACCTACCTCAAAAGCTAGTTGTGCGGTGCATGATTCAATGTACTTACCGACGTACATGGCGTCTGTTGTCATATCGTCCGTCCCAGCTGGCTGAGACAATAGTGGAAACAAAGGGGTCAGGGATTTTAATTGTTAAGGTATACTTCTCATTCTTTTTGTAGATGGGAACCTTAACTGATTTGTAGAATTTAGTGGGTGTGGTGTTAGCACTGGTGATGTCAGGACTAATACCTGATTCATATTGGATATATGTATCAGTCTGAGGAGCTTCAAGATGGAACTCAATAGGACCTGAGATACCAAGTTCAAAGTTTAGACGATTGATCCGTAGATCAGCATCAATATCATACTGATTACTACCAACTGAAACATAGTAGTTAGGTAACTGAACCTCTGCTGTGTACTTATAACCTACAGCAACATTAACAGCAGTGACATCCACATTGTTAAAGGTTGCATCTGTGCCTGACACGCTGTCAGGGCTAGCTACATAACCAGATTCATCACCAGACAGAACAACCATGACAAGATCATCACCACTATTCTGAATAGTATAGGGCAGAGTAATCGTAGTGTCACCATCTGTCACAGACTTGTCACCTGATGCAGGTACAAACATGTTATCCAGAGACGCCTCAAAGCGCCTGGTAACGGCCAAAGGAGATCCGAAGGTGCCAGTACCTACTTGGTAGCTACGGGCTGTTGTAGTGTCAGGAGTAAGCTCATAACGAAGTAGTACAGTCTCTGTGCCTTGACGTGATACCGTAAAGAAATCACCCTCAGTATAGAGGCTATGCTTAAACTCACCATTGATAGTCCAAGTAAACCAAGCAGACTGTGCTCGTTCTTTACCTGTGTTATAATACTTATAGAAGTAAAGAGTGCTGTCGTTCTTCTTAGCGTAAGTAACTAGACCATTCTGAGCAGAGTTACTGACAACACTGACATCATTTGGAATCAACTCAGGGATGACTCTTGTCTGTTCAAGAATTACAGGAGGAGCACTCTCATCTTCAATAGCCATCTCAAATGCTTTGGTGTGTGATGTATTGTCTGTAGTAAACATGAGTGATGTACCCAAGTCTACAGGAGTAACAGCAGCACTACACTCGTATGAAGATAGTTTTCTAAGCTGAGCAGTCTTAGCAGAGAACTCAACAGCATCGCTAAACAGCATGAACTGTGAGTTTTCACTAAACAGTACCACACCTTTCTGTAAAGGTACAGCATGGTTTAGGAAAGCAGGCTTAACATCAGAAGCTGCAATATCAATAGGGTCAGCAGCACTGACTGTGATAGCAGAATTAACAAAGAAGTTGAAGTAAGCAGCAGGCTGACTAAGAACAGTGTTCTCGTTAGTAATTAAACCTAGTCTGTTGTTAAAGAAGAAGATGTCATTAATAGTCTGACCAACAAAGGTTGGCATAGGGTTAGTTGTTGCATCTCCAACTGCCCGATCCTTCCAGAAATTTTCGGTAGAACTTTGACTGACATTATCTAACTGAGTAAAGGTGAACGTACCATTACGGTTGTTAATCAATGCATGAGGCATGGAGCTATAGTCAAACCCTGCAGTAATGCCAGGTTTAACCGTCTCTTCCCATACACCTGAACCAGACGTACCAGACTCAGCAATAAACTTAACGTAGTAGTTATCAGCCTCTGACTCTTCAGTGTTAGAGATTTCACAAATGTAACCATCCTTACACATGGAAGGAAGCTTACTGATGTTCTGTGCAGTAGAGGTGATGACTGAAAGAGCAGTGTTTGTAGTACCTGCACGAACAGTAACGTTCAAGCTGGAGCTGGATTGAATGAACAAACCATTACCAATAACCTCAACAGTCAGTCCAGGATATTTAGAAAGAAGAGAGGCTCTAAGACCACCAAGCACAGAGTTTACACTAATAATCCCGTCATCAGGACCCTTAGGTGTACGATAGAAGGCAGCGTTAGCATCAGCATAAGACTGATAAGATTGAGTACCACTGATACTTACTGTATAGGATATACCAGCAATAGAGATACCTTGAGTACCAGAAGCAGGAGCATCGAGCCCTCCATCTTGTAACACGACATTAGCGTTGTATCGCATGTCGTATTCAGCATTTGTATCAGGATTATTCTGATAACCACTTACGTACGACTGACCATTAACAGTCACTGCATACTTAACCCCACCCCAGCCAGTGTTAAAAAACTCTGCCTTACCAACATGCTTGGCTTCTCCATCACTGTCATCAAAGTTATCAGGACTTATACTGAGAGACTTAACAATACGTTTAGTACTTGAAGTTATGCTGGAGTTGTTAATCCCAATAACATACTCAGTATTATAAGCAATAGCATCAACGGTAACAAAAGCATAGTTACTACCAAAGGTGTTAGTTGTGGTTCTAGCCGTAGCTACAGTTTTATTTGGGTTGGTAATCAGTGTGTAGTCACCAATGCTCTGGACACCATAACGAGCAGGGGATCCGCTAGTCAGGTAGTTATAATTAGATGTAGTAGATCCTAAGTTAACAGTCTGCTCAACTCCTGTTGCTAAGTTCCAGACACGGACACCTGATGCCTGAATCTGAACAATATATTTCTCGTCATTATCCCGAAGGATTTCAAACCAGTTACCATCAGCAGTTGCATTAGCAAGTACACTGACAAACTCACCAGGAGCACGCTTAGATAATCCAAACGTAACATCAGGGTAAGCATTATTACATGTCCTGACTTGACCTGCAAACTTAATGAAATCTGGTTGCTGTGATATACCTCCCAGAAAGTTAGGGATACGTTGATTGACTGCTGGCATTAGCGACTCAGGGCTTGGAAGGGTTTGTAGCTGGTGTAGGGGTTCCTAAGGTCACTAGCATTGAAAACGTTGTAATCAGCTTGGCTGGTATCGAACTCAATAGCTACAGCCCTTAGAAGGCTTTCTTCAGCCTGAAGGATCTTGATGCTAGTCTCGTCGTTTACCATGCGTCCAGAGGCGACTCTAGATGCCTTAGCGGTGATGTAGTCACGGAATGCCTGAGGGATATCCTCAAACTCATAGAACCATACTACATCAACAAAGAGGGTGTCAATGCCAGTGAACTTAAAGCCATGGGAATAACGATCATACAGCTTACCATCACGGCGAGTAACGTCATAGCTATCTCCGTGCTTGTAGCGGTTAACATCAAGACGTAAAGCTGTTGGAGGAACAACAATTTCTTTATCATTGTTCAGTACAAAAGGAAACTCATACTCAGTATTGTAGCCCCAGCCTTCGGCCTGGACTTCTCGGCAAACCTGCCGGAGGGTGCTCTGAGCAATAGCGACTTCTGGACTTTGCACATCAAGTGTATTGACCGGAGTTTCTCCGACACTCATTAAAATAGAGTTAACAGCATCCAGTTCGGTGGACGTTGCATAAGAAGGGGTTGCCATAAAAAAAGAGGGTCCCGAAGGACCCCCAGTATAGTACAAAAAAAAATCAGAATGCAGAACCAGCAGTACTGGTAGCGTGCAGTTCGACACAAGCAGCAGGGTTAAGATAATCTGTCCCCATGCTCAAGCGTCCCAAGATTACGTCGCCCTGATAAATCACGGATACGTCTCCACTGGTAACTTGAACCTGTGGTCCAATTGTCTCAACAACACCTGCGGCTTCTTTCTGGAAGATAAGTCCACAGGAAGTATCGAAGTCATCAGCAGCACCATAGGGGTTGTTCTCGCCGGTAGCAGTAGCTTCGACATCAACACCCACAAAGGAGCCAGCATTATCGATGGTAGATGCCGTACCATACTTACCCTGGAAGGGCAGGTTCATGGAACGGAAGATCTTGATACCAGCGATTGACATGATACCTTGACCGGACTGAAGGCCAGTGCCTTGCTCGTCACGGTTGATCAGAGCGTTAGAAGCAACGTTCTCGACCAAGGAGTAATACTGACGGGGGCTAAGAACAGCCACACGTCCGTCCTGACTGACACCTTTCTCGTCAAGAACTGCAGCAGCTTCAAAGAAGGCTGCAACAATCTTGTTAGAGTCAAGAGCATCAGCAGCAGCACCAGCTCCAGTACCAACCTGGATCTGTGTACCGCCTGGCTCAACCTTGCCTGTAGCAGACACAGGGTGAGCAGCACGGGCACCACGTACAATAGCACGGAAGATACGACGGTCATAGTGCTCAGCAAGAGCATAGCCGATCTTACGTGATATCTCTCCACGCAGCTCATAGTGAGCCAGGGTCTCATCGAGATCATAAACGAAAGCAGAGCTGACGAGAAGGTCGTCAACAATGATGGTCTTCTCAGCCACTGGTGGATCACCAGAACCGAGGATTGGAGTTCCAGGCGTATGGAAGCCTGCATCCATGCGACCAGTATAAATGAACTGGAGTGACTTACCGGACTTAAGGGTCCGCTTCATCACAAGGTCACGAGCGATTGTGTTATGCTGGAAGCCTTTGAACATCTCTCCAGAGAAGAGCTTCAAATACAATGCATACTTATCGGTCGCTCCATCATAGCCAGTACCGGTACTTAGATTAGACCGGCCCAGCGCAGTTTGGGTAGCGTTAGCCATTGTTAAAAAAGATAATTAAAAAATATTAAACCAGCTCTATACTATCTAGAATGTTAAGAGCTTTGTGACCACGACGGCTTCCGAAGTAGGGCAGCATAAGACTTAGACATTTAACTACATCACGTTTATTACCAACCTTCCATCGCCAAGTAGGCTTGACATCAGGACGTTCTCTGTAATAAACATTTCCGCAATTCATTATCTCCCAGAATTTGTAGATGACATCTTTATCAGTCATCTCAATTTCTAGTTGTCGTCTTACACAACCTTCACCTTCAAATAAGCCAGCGGCCCACGCAATTTGTAAAGGATCCATAAATGTTTTTGAGAGCTTAGGGTGTCTCATTACCACAGCTGCGGCAAAGGGTGTCGGACGTATCCGGCCAATGCCAATAACAGTAGAGTCCTACACTGAGGTGCTCTACTGCCAAGCCCTAGGTTTTTCCAGTCCTAGGTCTGTAACCGTTCCTTGGAGTTAACAAGGAAAAATCAGATACTATAAGCCTCTGAGGGGGCTGTTACTTTGTGTATGCTACGCCACGATACTTGAGCTTAGATTCCTTGACAGCTTGCTGCTGCTCACGGACACGTTGCTTTAGTTCAAGATTCGTCATGGTGTTTACCTCCGAAGAGATCTAGCAGTCCCGTTCCATACTGCTAGTAACATGCGTCCTTTCGGATGAACGGAAGGATATACTCTGTGGTTCTCTGTGATGTAAATACATCCGGTGCTTTACCTCTATGAATACTAACAGTAATGCTAG